CTACCAAACGACCGCCGCAACGGAGTCGACGTCCTCGGCATTTTCGACTGAAATCAGCAACGCTTCGTAGTGAGATTGTTGCGCTTTAATATGCGTTGCAACGTCGATGCCGACCTGCCGGATTTGCTCAGCGGTATGCGCTCGTCTCAGCCAGTTGCCTGCGCTATCGGCACACCAAAATTTAAACTCGGCGGCGGCACCGGGTAAAAGTGTCTCAGTGACCAGGCCGTTGAGATTCGCCTGATCAGTCAAGGCCGTTGGGTATGCATGGGGACTGCCTAGCGCTTCACTCTCGATACCGACCACAATGGCCGATTGCAACAAGGCTTTCAGGCTAGCAAGCTTTTTCGATTTCAAAGCGCTCAAATCAGCGACCCAACTGCCGTCGACGTAAATAAACGCGCTGCTGGGCCGCTGCTCAACTTCAATGTCGGACGGATCGATTCGATCGCCCTCATAGTACAAACCGCTACCATCAATGTAAAAGCCCATCACCAACCTCGCTTAGCCGTCATACGATACTTCCAGCTAGCAGAAGTCGGTGTCGCCACCGCGCCAGTGGACTTATTGAAAATATACCAAGCCTGCGAACTACCCGTAATAACCGCCATGGTCTTACGAGTCACAATGCACGGTATTTTTGACACCAATGAGCCGGAACCGGTAGCCGGGCCTAGAATACGGTCGCCGACCGAGTAACCTGCATCGGCCGTTGTACACTCGACCTCGAACTCGCCGTCTCTCGGCGATACTCCGATATTGTGGTTATTGCTGATCAACGTCGCTGTACCTGGCAGCGTCGCAGTCCATGGCGCATCGAAACGCCCATTCAGCGCATACCAGGTAATAGCGCTGACCACATTGCTGGCTACAACCACTTCGCCGACAAACACCCGATAGACCTGATTCGCAGCCGAGCCATTGCCGACCTTCATCGTCATTTCGCCGATATTGAACGTGCATTGCCCGTTCGTCACACTATAAGCGCCGCCTGGCTGGTAAATCGGCTCCAGTGCTGTGCTGCCGGTCGTGCATGTGCCGTCAGCGGCGATATCCAGATACAGATAATACGTGCCGTCGGTGTTGAGCCCGGTCCAGCTCGGGTTGACGATAGAGCCATTCAGATCGGAATCGCCGTTGGCGGATGTTACGCTCAACGTTCCGGATGCGGTAACTGTGGTGCTGCCGGTCGAACCGCCGAACGCCGCGGCACCGTTACTATCGACGGGGCCATACGACACCGTTTGCCGCACAGACGGTTTGGCATGGAGCGCGCCCACCAACCCGCCGGCCGGCCGAAACAATAGACAACGCACCACGCCGCCGGGATAGCCAATCCACACCGAATAATCGCCGGCCTGGGTTTGAATGTTCTTGCCGCCCGGCAGTATCAGCGACGCCGAATGCGTCAACAAATGCGAGCCGGCATGGCGCACGCGCTTGACGCGTCCGGCGCTCAACGTAATCGCATTAATCGCCGTGGTGCCGGTCACATCGACAGTGTCGCCGGTGGCGGTATCCAGATTGATTGTGCCTGCGCTGGCGATATCGGCGCCGAGCGATTGGTACAAATTGCGCACCGAGAAATCCTGGCTGACCGATCCGTTCAGCGATGCGCCGCCCGGCGCGCTGAGCGATATCGTCCACGCGGCAAAGGTACCGCTGCCCTGGATCGTATTCACCGACACCACCAAGGCGCCGGTCACAACGTCATACGACATCACGTCGCCCAGCATCCACTTAGCGCCGTCGGACGTCGACGCGATCTTGACTGTCTGCCCCGGCATAAACGATTTGTCCGGCTCCACCGTTAAGGTCTTGCTAGCGACCGATATCGTCAAATTGGTCGTGCTGACCGAACTGACCGCATACAGATTCATCGCGTTGGCGGCATCGTTAAGTTCCGATCGAAACTGAACAAGCGCCGCGATAAACGCATCGGCACGGGCGATAAAAACATCGGGCTGGTCGCCGCGCTGCGGCACATCGGGAAGCGGAGTAATGGCCATTAAGTTAAACCTTCAATTTCGAGAGTGCAGATAGACTCGGTCGGATAAGCGATGGTGATCGAGAAGTCTTTGTAAAAGCCGTAGATCACCGTCGAGCTGTAAATGTCGGTACCGGCGTAGACGATCGGCGTAGCGCGGTAGCTGGCCAGCAGTGCGTGCAATTGGTCGACGAAGTTCGCATCGACGAATAGCGTGAACGTCGCGTTCTTGTTGAATGCCCGCTCCAGCACCGTGTAGTTGCCAAAGTCATCGCGCTTCTTCACCGAATAGTCCTGAATGCCGACCCGGACGCCGTATTGCGTACCGCCGATGATCTTTTTGAAGCCAAGGACCATCGCCCCAACTGCCACCGTAAACCCCGGATCGCTGACGATGACCTGAATGGTTGGGGCGTGATACGGCGGCATGTCGTAAATCACCAGGTCGGAGCGGCGGTCGATAGGTTCGTAAAAATACGCATACCAATCGTGCACGCCGCTATCCGAGACCAACGAAAACGTTTTGTCGTACACCACGCCATCTACCGCATCGGTCATGATTACCCGCACCGATTGCGCCGCCAAATTCAGCAACGCCAGCGAATCGATCCGGCCGGTCGGGTGTAACGTCACATCGATCAAATCCGGGTTCGTCGCTTGCGAGGTCACCGACGAATCGAACAGCTTCCAACGGTTGGTCGGACCTACTTCGAGCCACCAGGTCGGCGACGCAGCCGGATCGTGGCCGACATTGCCGGCTTGCAGCGACTCATAAACCCTATGCACATTGGCACCGATCACACGTACCCGATCGCCAAGCCCGTACGTGGTCGCGAGATTGAACGCGGTGTAATCGGTCTCCGGAATATTGCATGACAATAGCGCCGCATCCGTTACCACAAACGGCCTGATCAGCATCATGCGATGGCCCTCGTTTCCGGCAGCCCATTACCGTCCCAACGCTTCAATAGCTTGGCCACGTCGGCCGTGTTTTGCGCGATCGCAATATTCTGCGCCTGCAACTCGGTGCGCAATTGCCGCACTTCGTCGCTAACCGCCTGATTGCTTTCGGCGACGGTGGTAAAGGCACTACTGACCGTCGTACCCGAGTTGATGCCAGGCAGGGTTTGATTGGCGGCGCCGGTTGGCATAAATACTTTATCCGGCGTCGGCGGCAACAAATCGTCCGCCTTGGCGATGCCGGCGAGTTGGGCCAGGCGCAAATAGCGGGTGTAATCGACGGCCGTGGCAAACGTGTCTTTGCTCAGCAGCTCCATGCTTTCGCGCAACTTCTCGTTGGCCTTGTAATACGTGTCGGCAGCGTCGGCCAATTGCAGCAACTGGTTATAACGGACGCGGCCGGCCTCGGTATCCAGATTCTGCGCGTCGACCAGGTCGCGGTAGGCTTGGCGGGTATCGGGTAACTCCAGACCGTAATCGGACAAGGACAATTTCAGTCGCCGGGTCGTGTTGGCCAATTGCTCGGCTTCGCTGTAAAAGTTGCGGTAATAGTCCTGGAACAACCCCTGGAATTCTTTGATACCGCCGGCGAGCGTCACCAAGCCATCGGCCATGGCCACCGCGTCTCCGGAAAAGGTTTTGCCGGTCAAATTGATCGCATCCAGCACCACCGCTTTTTCCGCCACCAGCCGCGTCGCGGTCTCGAACATGCCTTCGCCCAGCTTTTGGTATTTGGCAATCAAGCTGCCAAATATCTGGGTGGTCATGGTGTCCAACTGCGTCGAAAGCACGTTGTTTAGCGTCTCGATCATTTGCTGAGACGACATGCCGTACAGGCTGATTTTCAGCCCGGGAATGACGTACTTATTCACCGCATCGGTCATGTCTTTGCCGAACTCGTTGGCCATCGACATCATCGACGTGGCCATGCCGCGGAACATCTTCGACAGCGCCGATTGAAACTCCGGATCGAGCGCGCTCAAAATCTCGCTGACCGTGGTCTTCTTCGAAAACCAGCTTTTTTTGGTGGTGGTGATCTCGGTATATTGCTGTCCGGAGATTTGCCCGCCGGCGAGCAATTCGGCCAATGAGGTGCCGCCAACGTAGATGCCGCCGCCGGTCACGGATCGGGTGGTTTTGCCGAACAGGCCGCCGATGATGAAGTTGGTTATACCATTGATGATATTGCCGACGACGGGAAGCTTCCCTACTAAATAAGTGCCTCCCAAGCTGGTATATGCCGAAATTGCCGTGATAGCCGACTTGGCCAGTTCGCCCATGCTGGACAATTTGCCACTAAATTCGCTCACGTAGGGAATTTTCAATCCGCCCGATTGGAATAACTTAGTGATGGAATCAGTAATACCGGTCTTCAACGCTGCTACGCCGGTATTGATACCGCGCAATTCGCGGTACTCTTTGGCGTGGATATCCTGTAAAAGCTGGTAGGTGTTGTTGATCGACTCTGATTTTGCCGACGGATCGCCGAGCACGGTTCCGCTGGTCGGCGCTTGGGACGTTGCAGCGCCGCCAACACGGACCGTGCTGGAGCCGCCGATGCCCTTAACGGACGATATGATCGATGCTACCAAGGCCGCCATGGCCGCCATCCGCGCAAACGCGGTATATGGATCGCCCTTACCCTGGTTCAATGTGGCAGCCGCGCCATCGACCGATAACATACCCAACTTTTGCGCCATCTCGACCGCGCTCAAGGCCATTTCCACCGCGTGCATCGCCTGGCGGCCTTTGGTGCCCTCGGCGAACATATTCGCGGTGGCGCCGGTCAGCCGGCGCACGCCTTCCAGTTGGCTGCCCAGCATGTCCTGATTCACCTGGTCTTCACGCTTCTTCAAATCGGCCAGAATCTTCGCGTTACCGGTCTGGTCCTTCGAGAATTTGCGCGATTCGTCCTGAATTTCCACCAGCGTTTGCGCATAACCGGCCATCTTTTCCTGCAGGTCTTCAAACGCGCCGGCAACGGCACTGATACCGCCCAACTGGCTATCGAATACCGCGCCGCTGATATCGCCCATTTTGCTGAGACGCTGATCTATTTTGGCCAACCAGCGGTCGTAGTCCTCGGCCGCCTTTGCCGCCGAATCCAACTCGGCATTGATCGCCTTATCCGCCGCCGAATAATTGGCCTGGATCATCCCGCCTTCGTAGAAATGCGGTACCGCTTGCACCGTGGGATTGGCTTTCTGCAACGACTTATCCCTAGCGTCGTCGGCTTTGGCCAGCAAATTGATGTACTGTTCCAGGCTGATGTTTCGGCTATTGAATGCCTTGGTGTACTCGGCGACGGTATCGATAAATACCTGATCGGTGGTTCTGGAGAGATCGCGCAGCTCCTGGTACCGCTCTTCGATGCGCAGCGCTTCCTGCTTGGCTTTATTGATCGCCTGTTGCGCGGCATGCTCAGCCGCGGCATGACGTTTTTTGGCGTCTGCTTTGGCGTTGGCCTTATCGACGCCTTCAATTTCGTCCAGCCATTGCTGAGTTTGGACAATCGCCGATTGGCTGGCGGCCCGTTGCCGTTGCGCGTTAGCCAAATCGTCTTCGGCCGCTTTTTGCTTTTTCAACATATCGAGCAGCGCGACATCTTCCCGATAGGTATTAGAAAAAGGTGTGGCGCCGGCAACGGAGTAAGCAAACTTGCCGAGAAACCCGAAATTACGGAATTTCAGCCGCTGCTCTATGGTTGCGATTTGGTCATCGACCTGGCTGGACAGCTCGCGGGTGAAAAGATTTAGCGTTTCGGTCCAGCCGCTGACAATGGACTTAATCAGGCCCTCGCTTTTGTCCTGCAATAGCGTATCTTCAAATTGGTGCCAGGCATCGGACAGATTCGATATTTTGCCGTTCAGGGTTTCCATCGCCGTGGCGTTGCTACCGCTCGCCAATTCGCCCATCTTCTTGATGATGGCGTCGATCGCATCGCGGCCCATTTCGCCCTTTTCCGACATTTCCATGATTTCCGCGCCAGTCTTGTTCAGCGCTTCGCCGGCCAGCTTATAGATGGGGATACCGCGCTCGGCGAGGATCACCATGTCTTCTTGCTGCAACTTGCCTTTGCTGTACGCCTGGCCCAACTGCAACACAATCGCTTGCAATGTTTCCTGGCTACCGCCTAACTTGCTCGCCTGGTCGGTCAGCGCCTGCATTACCTCGCGGGACGGATTCAGCCCCATATTTTGGAGCGTGATAAACGCATTGGTCAGTCCGTTGATTTCGAACGGCGTGCGCGTGGCAAAATCTTGAATCAACTTGAATTGGGCGGCGCCGGCTTGAGCCGAACCGGTTAGAGACGTGAGTTGCGCCCGCAACATCTCCATGCTGCGGTTGGTGTTGAGGATGTCACGGGCCAACGTAGCGGCTACGCCCACCGACAAAATGCCGCCGGCCATATTGGCAATTTGCGCACGTGCGACGGAACCGAGTTCAGCGGCTTGCGACTTGGCGGACGCCATACCGCGGCTCAGTTCCTGCGCCGAGCGGTTGGCGGTATTCATACCGGATGCCATATCGGCACCGGCTTTTTGGGCATCCTTGCCCAAATCGACGACGGTCTGATCGACTTGATTCACAGACGCAACGGCAACTTTGCCGTCTGCTGTGATCTTCAGCTTCAGTTCCATGTCGCTCATTTCGGTTTCGCCTCTCTGAATGCGGCCAATGCCGCTTCTTCCATCACTTGCAAACCATCGAACAAGCTTGCACGGTTTTTAATGCGCCGAATCCGGAACACGGCATCGACCGCCGTGTAATCCAGACCGATTACGTCACCCATGCCACCGATCCGCCATTGGGTGCCCAGCGATACGAACAACATCACCGTATCCCAGTTCTCCGGATCGACGACAAAGTGTGTGGCGGGCTGTTCGAATCCGTCCGGCAGTTGGATGTTCAGCGCCGCGCAATCTGCGCTAAATTGAGCAGCCTGGGCGGCACCGCCGGTAGCCCACCAGCGCGCCGCCTCGATTAGTTTTTTCTTTTGCCGCCGGTGATCTGCTCGAACCATGCCGCGATCACGCTCGGGCGAACCGGGTGGATGTCCAGCAGCTTATCGCGCATGGCCGGCGAGAACTCCACCGGTTGGCCTTGATCGTCGGTCACATCGTCCCAGCCGATCAGGATTTTTCTGGCCAGCTCGTCATCGGTCAGCCGGTCGTCGACACCTAACGGATTCGCACTGTCGGCCGGCTTGGCGCGGCTAACCAGGTCGTCAATCTCGGACTGCGGCAAGCGGGGAAAATGGGCGGTGAACGTTTTGGTAGCCGTTTTCCCGCTTTCTTCGGTGAACTGCACTTTGACCGGATACTTGATTTGGTCAGATTGGCCAGCAATTTGGAACATGTCGTTTTCCTGTGGTTAAAAAATTACTTCGCGACGATGATCAATTCGTCGTTGCCGTTGATCGGCATGAATTGCATGCCGAATTCGAACATGGCGATACCATCGGAATCGGCGTATTTGGGCTGGGTGATCTGCATCGATTGCGATGTCACCGAAATGATGTTGCCGGGCGTCAGCCCGTGCTTAATCCCGAACACGCCCGTCGCGGCGTTCTTGGCACTGGTCCACCAGTCTTTGGTCGTGACGGTTACCGCTTCTATCATCGCGCTACCGACCGGCTTGCGATTGGTGATCAAAACCGACTCGGCGCCGACCAATTGCCGGTAAACCACGCTATTGGCCACGTCGAAGGTCAGTTTTTCCAGAATTGCGCTATTGAAGCCCTGCAGATTCAGATCCGTGGTATTGGCTGTCGATACCGTCTGCGGCTCCTGGAAGCCGGCGAATGAAACGGACGGCAATGCCGCGTCGGAAATGGTGCCGAGCAAACCGGTAAAGCTGAATTTCATCACCGGTAACGCTTTGGCGGACAAATCCATCGAGAACGTGCCGCGCGCGCCCAACAAAATATGGCGCACGCCATCCTGGTTGAAATACAAAGTCAACGAGGTATTGGTGCCGAACGAGCTGCTCGGTGCGTATTGCGCCATGGCGCCAATGCTGTAGTTACTGGTAGCATCCGGCGCCGACGACCAGGGTTTAGAGACCGTGGCGATTTTGGTCGTGCCGTTGTAACTGATGATCTCGCGCGACGTGCCATTGTTGGTGCCGGCGGTAATGCTGATCGTTGCGCCGTTATAAGCACCGTCCACCGCCGAAGCGCCAGCCGCCAACTTGATCGACGATGTAGAACCGCCCACTTGCGCGGATCCGGTCACGGCAGCGGCTAACAAAGTCTCGGTAAAGCCGCAGGCATTTAACAGCTTACCCCAAGGCGCGGCCTGGCCGGCCGTTCCGGAACCGACCAACTCGACCTCGAAGTCGATCTTGGCATAGTTGGAAACCCTGATCTCTCCGGATGCGCCGAAATACGGCCGGATAAAATCCCGAGCGACGACGTCGCCTTCGAGCGGCATAACGTTCAGATTGCGCAACAGGATCGCATCCGCACCAATCGGCGAGGCATCGGCCGCATACACTGTTTCCAATTTCGCGATCAGTACGCGTTTGTTCATTAATAGCGACATGATTACGCCCCTTCGTTGTTATTGCGTTTTTTGCCGGTTACCGGATCGAGTATCCAACGACCATGCCCCGGATCGTGCTCCGGCGGCATCGGCTTGGTATCGGCGGCTGGGTCTTGCTTGTCGTCCCGGTCAACGGGCTGTTTCGGGGTAGTGGCCATTGGGGGCTCCTTAAATGGATCTGATATGCGTGGCGGTGCGGTAACTGTCCAACCAGATGTAATACCCGCCAAGCATCGAAACCAGCCGGCCGCCGGCGAACTCGAACCCATCGAAATTGCCGTGCGGGGGCCAGCCCAGCATCGCGCCTTCGATTTCGTCTTGCAGCACGGCGCTAACGTCGGCGGCATCGGCGCCGCGGCTCTCTCTGACGTTGCGCACCACGCTGACAACTCCGAATTGCACCGACACGCGCTGCGATACGGCACCGATCACACGGTTAGGCTCTGCTGTTTTGCGTTCCGGGTAGATGTAGACGCCGCGATGAGTCAGCCGGCCCTTCAAAATTTCGGCCAAACTGCTGGCACCGGCGGTCTCGCCGAGGTTGGCGATTTGGCCGCGAATGCGCGTTTCGATGACGGGGCGGATATTGATCATGGCCGCAGTGTAGCGGCCGGTCTAGCGGGGCGGGGTTAAAGGGGTTTAACAGATAGGGGCGGCGTCCGTGCCCCCGGTCTTTACACATGCGACCGGGTAAATCGTCCTATTTCGCTCGCGGGTTGTGCGGTGGATCGGCTAATAATCGATGTCGGAGAATACCGACGGCTGGGAGATGATGGCCACCCCGGCATCATCCGGCTCGGCGGTGTTGCCGGCGTTGTCCGGCCCGATCGGGATTTTGCCGGCGGCGACTTTTTCCAGGTAGGCAATGCCGTCTTCGTATTGCTTCCGAACGTGCTCGGTCGGCGAATTGCGGTATAAAAAATAGCGGGCAAAGTCGCAGCCGATTTTTTTGAAATCGGCGGGGACGTTTGTCAGCGGCAAAAATGGGCCGATGTAACGATTGATCCGCGCCTCGGCGGCATCGATGGCCCACTCGACCTGGCCGGCGTCGATCGTCGTGCCGGGATCGTCCGGGTTGGTCAGTTGGATCAACTCGGATTCGCCGCACAGGGCTTCGAGGTCAGATTGGGTGCAGTACATCTCGCTGCTTCGCTACTTAATTGAGCCGAATAAATCAAATGCCAGCGCCTTCAATCCAGCGGTAATCACTTGTGCTTCCGCATCGTTTGGATGCGTATCATCGGTACCGCCAGTATTGGTTAACGATGGCGGTCTCATGTCTAATGAGAAAGCTGCAACATCGGTCGACAATCGTGGGTCATACGCGTTGACAGATGCAGAGTGAGCATCGAAAAAATGCGCCCCAAATTTTTCGCGCCACAATTGATTCAGCGCCTTCTTAGCCTTGTACGCCGCAACATTAGTTGTCTTATTTTCTGCGCTAGCGCCGGAATTGCTTGTAAGCGCAAACCGCATCAATACGCCGATCACGATGTAATACGGTGTACCCAATGCATCAATTGCCCGTTGTATTTCATCCGTCATGCGTTGACGTTTTGCAGCATCCGGAGCGCCGTCGTTGTAGCCGCCGTTGAATACGATCAATGCCCGGCTGAAATCATCGATACCGCCAGCGGCGGCGGCTTTGTCTTCATAGAACCGGGTCAACACAGCTTTCCCGGAACCTTGGCCGTGGCCGTCCTCGTACAGCCAAGTTTCGCCTAACACGTTCGCCGATCCGCGCCCGAAAATTCCGGTCAATCTGCCGCCTATTTTCGAATAGGTGCCCGCTCCCAAAATACTGTCTGAGTACGATCGCACATGAGAAAACGGCAACTCGATCTTGCTGGTGTAACCGCCGAATGCGGTCCCACCATTCGGGTACGGCGCGAGATCGTTGGTCGGCACGTAATCGCTCGGCAATAAAGACGCACCCACGGGCTTCCGTTCCAGCATGAACGCGGTATAGACGGTTTTATCGTAAGCGACCGACGAATCGATGCGGTACGCAAATACGGTTTTAGTGCCGTCGTTCTTAAACGCATAACTGAAGCGCTTATAACCGTTACCCAAGTCCTGAACCACCCATTTTGAGGCAACGGTCGCCGATACGGACTGTCCTGGCAAACCTACCGACGCAGTCAACGGGGCGTCCCAGTCGTATGTCAACGAGGCGATATCCCCGCCGTTAAATCCGGTGTTTGTGATTTTCGCCTGTGCGCCGGTCACACCCGCCGGGACAAATCCGACGAACGAAAATACCCAGAACCCGTCGTCCGCAACGACGGTTTGGTTACGCTGACAAAATCCAGCCGTTGCTCCCGAACTGAGTTGCACTCCGGTTTTAACGCCAAACGGCGCATTGGTTAATGCCACCCCGTTAACCGGCACGCCAGTATTGTTTACACTGCCCGTAAATGTCTCCGAGCTGATCGGGTACAAATTTTTAACGACGCGCAGGTCGGAAATCGCAGATGCGGGTATTTCGAATGTAGTCGACGCGCTGGCGTCCGAATAGTTGTTAGCACTGTCTACCGCGCGGACCGCGACAGTGTGCACACCAACAGAAATACCGGTCAAATTAATGGCAGTAGTGGAAGAACGCGCCGATTCGGTGACATTGTCGTCCAAAAATACGACATACCCCACCACACCGACGCCATCACTGGCGGCGCTAACGGTCACCGTGGCTGAACCACCGGCTGTTACGTTGCTGACAACCGGAGTGCCGGGCGCGGTCGGCGCCGTGACATCTCCGCTTTTCGGATTTGTCACGGCGGGAGGCACCTTTGCCAACCGGCGATTTACGAAACGGCTGCCGCTCATCGATTACTCCGTTTTTTCCTGTTCGCCTTTGTCGCCTTCGCCGGAATTGTCGCCTTGACCATCCCCGGCACCGGCGCCGCCCGTTTGCTCGCCCGCATCCGGCGGAATCACCGGCGGCTTGGTCTTGCCTTGCGGCTTGGCGTTTGGCTTGACTTCGCGCTTGGCCGCGGAGACTACCTCGGCCTGGGCCGCGAGCAAGGCTTCGGTATCCAACCGAATCGCGCCGGCGGCGAGTAGCGGTTTGGCCGCCTTATCGTCAAGCTCAATCGACTCGTCGACGGCATATTCGTCGCCGTCGTGTTTGATCGGATCGTTACACAGATACGGCTTCATGTTAGGCCACCGCGGATTTGATCAAGTAACCCGCTTCGGCGCCGGCAATCACCGGCGCTACCTCGTCGATGCAGGGATAAATCCAACTGCGGGTTTGGTTTTCGTAGTAGCCGGTTTCGACCATCGGATAGCCGGCCAGGCGGTAGGTGTAACCGAAGGTGGGCGTACCCATGTTGGCCAGCGCCGCGGTTACTGAATAGCTCAGCAGCACGTCCTTACCCCATACGTCGGTCACTGCGTCCGACGCATCCAGAGAGACCGCGCCGCCGACCTCGAAGTCGTCAACCTCGAACAGCGCAGCCATTTGGTCTTTACTCAACCTGCTGGGGGCGCTGTTGCCATTGACTGAAATGATGCCGTTCAGAATCGCCGCATCGACCAGTTTGGGGTGACGCTTCAGGACCTTCCAGACTTTTGCGCTGACCGTCATCACATTCGGTTCAATGCCGATCTGGGCGCGCACAGCCTCTTTGGCGGTGTCGACGTCGCCGATCGGATCGGAATTGGTATAGTCGTTCCATTGCGACGTGCCGCTCAACGTGACTTTGTTGCCGGCGCCGTAGTTGGCGGCAGTAGTCAACAACGTAGCTTGGGCGATTTCCAGGCGTAGGTCGATGATGTCCTGAACGCCGATGACGGTACTCCGGCCCAAATCAATCCCAGGGCCTTTCGCGGCTTCGTCGGCCAGTTCGATAGGCGCCACGCCTTCCAGAGCATGTTGCACCAACGCGAAATCGTTGCCGGCGTAACCGAAACTGACTCGCTTCAGTTGGCTACCGGGCGCGCGCGCCAGTTGATATTGGCGCCAAGCCTCTTTATTGAAGGTGATGACCTTGCCGCCGCGCTGGTTAACCGGCACATAGGGCAGATGCCGTAGGCCGACATATTTGGCATTGCGGTAGCCGCGGGCTACCGATGTGAGGACGGCGTTAACGACGCGGGCGCCGCCAGTGCTCATTTGTGTCATGTGACGCTCCTAGTTTTGGATCAAAATAACTTCGACGAATTGGCCGGCGGCGGTGGCGGATTGCCCCGGCGCCAAACGGCCCAATGTGACGCCGGCGGATTTGGTAACCGCTCTGCCGGACGCATCGGCTTCGACCAACGCTCCGGCGGAAATCGCGGCTCCGGTCTCGACGATTGCGGTACCGACCACATCGACCGGCACCACCTCGCCGGAGACGCCGGCAGTGCGAGTGACGCCGAGAGCGTTACCGGCCGCGCCGGTTTGGGCGCCGGCGACCGTGACGAACCGTTCGGCCACGACAGTGCCGGTCAGCGTGAGCGGCAGCGTTAAAATAGGTGTGCATTGTCTGGACAT